TTCCTCGACGACGTCTTCGTTGGCGGGGATGTGGATGGGCTCGAAGTCGTCCGCGTCGATGCCGTTGACGGGCTTCGACGCGGCACGCTTGCGGGCTGCTGCGGTGGACTGGCGGGTGGTGGATGCCATGGTGGTGCTCCTCGATGCGGGCAAGGTTGGGGTGTCGACCGGCTACGACGTCTGGTCGACGATGTGGAAGGGGGTGATGACGCTCGACACGTAGTGGCCCGCGAACTTCGCGGGAATCAAGGTCTGCTTGTCCTTCGTGTATGCGAGCTCGGTCGAGTCGATGTTGAGCATCCGGCGGCCGATGACCCGGCGGCGAAGCTGGTTGGGCGCGTACCCGTCGAGGATCACGGCGAAGTAGTTCGGCTGCGTCGCCGAGCTCGTCACGTTGGGGTCGAACGACTTGAATCCCGCCCCGGACGCGCTGGTGCCGCCGTTGAGGGTTAGCGACAGGTTCTCCAGCGTGGCCTCGGCGAGCGAGGTCTCGATGGTGAAGTCCTGCTTCGTCAGACGGGATCCGACGCGGAGGGTGATCTGGTCGACTTCCAGCTCGCTGTAGGTCTGGTCGACGCTGAGCTTGCAGCCGTCCTGCGTGCCCCCGAGGTCGGTCCACGCGGAGGAGGCGGGAGTGGTGTTGACGGCGGTGTCGGCGGGCTCGGTCGCACCGTATGCGCCGCTGTACAGCGTTCCCGGCCCCTGGATGAGGTTGGTCGTGGTGACGCTCATGGGTCAGTTCTCCTTGCTTCCGGGCGCGCCGGTCGTCTTCTTCGCGGGGTTGGCCGGGGCCGCGGTCGCGGGCGGCACGTCCTCGGTGGCGGTGTCCTCGACGAGGAGTCCCTGCCGCTTGAGGTCGAGGTATTCGGCTGCGTCGACCTCGATCTCCTTGTCGGGCTGCATGGTGGTGCGGACGCGGTGGGTCATCGGTAGTTGCTCCTGTCGAGCGGGAACTGGTGGTGGGCGTAGTGCGGGTGGAACCGCAGCTCGATGGTCTGCTCGGGCGGGATGCTCGGCGGGCAGCGCACGATGCGGATGTTGCCGGTGAGGAGGAACTCCATCTCGGCCCGGTCTCCGTGGACGATGACGCGTCCGTTCCACGACGCCAACTCCCCGTGCGGGGTGTCTTCCTGGATTGCCCACATCACGAGGGGACCTCCGTCCATGCGATGACCAGGCCCGGGATGCTGTAGCGGGCGTATGAGGAGGCGTCGTCGTGGACGCGCCGGTACTCGCCCGTCGTGTACGCCGACAGCACCTGCGCCTGCGGGTAGCCGGTCGGGAGCGTCACGCGCTGCGGGATCACCGGGTGGTCGTAGCAGGCCGCCTGAATCGCCTCCGCCAGCGCGGCCGCCTTGTTCCACGGCGGCTTCTGCGACTGCGGGTTGACCGCCCAGCAGTCCACCCCCATCACCGGGTCCCGCAAAGGGACGTACAGGTTCGGGGTGCCGCCGGCGGAGACGAGAGTGACGAACCCGCCGTCGACCCAGCCCGCAGTGTCCTTGGGGAGGGTGGTGGAGACGCGGTCGCCGACGACCGTCTTCAGCCAGGCGATCGCGACGAGTTCGGGGGTGGCCCGCAGGACCGGAGTGCTCATGCCGTCCTCCGCTGGAAGAGGGCCGGGCGGAGGTAGGGCATCGGCGGAGTGCCGGGGTGGTTGACCTTGCGGACGGGGTGGTCGGCGTCCGGCCACGACAGGGCTTGCTTGTTTGTGGGCAGGATGACGTGCGGGCCGGTGCCGAGTTCGACGTCCGTCGAGTAGTTGCAGTCCAACGAGCCGACCCGCAGCACCTTGTCGTGGCACTCGGAGCGGAGGGAGTCGTGCAGGCGCCCTGTGCGTTTGTGCACGTAGTCTCGGGCGTCGCCGAGGATGGCGTTGCCGATGGGGCCTTCCATCCAGTCGTTGATCGCCGCATCAACGTGCGCCCGCCCAGCGGGGTCGATCCGCACACCGGATCGCGCCATGGCCGCCTCCTCTCCGAAGCCGGTCTCGTACTTGGCCGCCCGGTCTCCCCGAGCTCATGGCCTATTCCGTTGTTGATCAGGTGGTGCGTCGCAGATCCAGCCGCAGATCAGCCGCCACCGCCGGATTCGCCATCTGCGAGACGGCATCGACGATGTAGACCGCCCCCGTGCGCTCATCACGCACCCGGTCCTGATCCGTGATGTCCGTGCCGGCCGTCACCCGTGCTACCGCGTACCGGACGACCCGCGGGGTGGGGTCGTCTCGGGTGGTTACGCGGCGGGACTGCTCCGTCAAGGACGCGACCACGCCGGTCGCAACGACCGTGTCGGTGTCCTGCTCGTCGCCGTATGCGTCCGTCGTCGTGCCCCGCAGCACGGTCAGGGTGGTGGTGGCGACGGCTAGCACGGGCCACCCCCCAGCGGCTGCCAGCGCGGGTCGTCGTCGTCCGCGACCGCCGAGGTGAGATTCATCGTCCGCGGAATCCCGCCGTAGCCGCCGCGCGGTCCGATCCGCAGGGGCCGGATCCGCTTCCACGACAGGCGGTCAATGCACCGCTTCGCCAGCGGGGCCAGGATCAGGGCGTTGGCGTGCCCAAGCTGCCCGGAGACCTGGTCCTGGTTGAAGTTCGTCAGGTCGATGTTGGTGAACGCGTCCGGGTGCTGAGTGATCCACGCAGCTTGATAGGAGACCGCCTGCTTCAACAGGCGCAGGTTCTTCGGCGAGACGTTCCCGGCATCGGAGGCGTCGGTGGTGGTGTCGGCAAACAGCTCGATGATCGCCTGCGCTTGTGCGACCTGCGCGGCCGAAGCGGTGATTCCGGTGTAGGCGACGACGTCCCCGACGGTGGCCCACGTCATGACGTGGCCTCAGGGCGGACGGACACCTCGTACACCCAGGCCCCGTCGCGAGTCGCGGCGAGGCGCGCGTCGCCCCGGGTGCGCAGGCCCTCGTCGGCTGCTGCGGCGAGGGTGGCTTGCCGGTAGGCGAGGTGGGTCTCCTCGTCGGGGCCCCCAGGCTCGGCGTCGAAGGTCTTCTGGAACGCCCGGACAGGCCCCGCTGCAGCGGCGCCGATCTGCATGTCCTTGATGACGGACGCCGAGATCACACTCTCAGGTCCGGACAGCGGCGCAAGAACGGAGTCGCCCTCCGGCTCCGAGCTGGCCACATCGCGGTCAGGCGGTGGCTGTTCGGCGTCGTGGTCGGTGAGCCGCTTCACCATGACCGCCTTCGCGGCACGCGAGGACGGCAGACCGCGGCGCGCGCACTCCTGCTGGAGCTCGCCCCCACTCATCGCCTCGTAATCCACCCTGCACCCCTCGCGGAAGTCGTTGTTGCCGGTGCCGCCGGGGTGGCACCCACCAATCCCCGACGGCAGTCCAGTGGCCGGCTACTAGTCGGTGATGCGCTCCAGCGCGCTCCAGGCGTTCTCGTTGCCGACGCCGAAGCCCTTACGGACGCGGAACTTGACCGCGGTGTCGTCGGTGGAGTCCTGCGCGCGCGCCTGGTCGACCAGCGACTCGGGCTGCGAGCGGTCGCCACGCTTGAGGTACTGCCGGTTCCCGAAGAACAGCAGGTCGTTGCCGCCCGGCGAACCGGAGTTCGTCGGCGACGTCTTGCAGCCACGGGACCAGGCGATCGGAACGTCGAACAGGGTGTCCGGGGTTCCGGCTGTGCCCTGGATGAAGATGGGGCGTCCCTGTGCGTCGGTGGCGAGACGCAGGGCGTCGCGCCAGCCGGGGGCTGCGATGACGAGCTGGTCGGCCTGCGACCAGAACTTGCCGGTCTCGACCTTCTTCAGGGTCGCGGAGAGCTTCTCGTACAGGGAGGCGCCGCCGCCGGACGCGGGGAAGGACACGTTGTCGTCGTCCCACGTGGCGTAGTTCGCGTCCGCGGTGTAGCTGGTGGCGGAGTTGGTGGTGCGCAGCGCCTTGTACAGCGACGTGAACGGGACGGTGGTGCCGTTCTCCGTGCCGGTGACACCGAGGCACGCGTTGTCGAAGGTGTCCGCGTAGGAGATCGCCCAGTCCATGCCCTTGGTGGCGATGGTGTCTACCACGCTGTCGGCGTCGGCGAGGTCGTCCTCGTCGACGACGAACTGCGACAGGAACCGGCGTGCGGTCAGGGTGATGTAGTCGTTGGCGTTCGTGTCCGCCGTGTACGTGGTGCCCGCGGACACGGTGAGGCCACCGGAGCGCAGGATGCGCTTGGTGGATGTCTTCATCGTGTGGGGCCGGGCGTACTTCTCGACCGCGGAGTCCATGAGAACGCGGGTGATGACTTCGGAGTCCCATTCGATGGGAATCCAGTTGTCGATGATGTCGGTACTGGCCACGACGGGCACTCCATGGGAACGAGGGGCTCACAGCCCGCACGGATGGTGGGTGCCCTGCCTGGGCGAACTGTGAGCGAACCTGCTCGTTCCTGCCGACCCCATCGGGGTCTTGTGCGCCGCTTGGCGCGGTCAGCCTCTCAGCGCCCGCTCCGCGAGAGTCTGAGCCCAGCTCTTGGGCTCCGGCTTCGGCGCGGGCTTGTCAGCCGTGTCAACCTTAGCGGGCGGTACTCCATTCTGGCCAGAACTGCCAGCCCCATTGGACGAAACGGCAGGATTGCGGGTCCGCTTGGTCGGGGCGAAGCCCTCCGGGAAAAGCTTCTTCACGTTCTCCACCCGCTCGGCCAGATCCTCGGGGTCGTCGGCGTCCGCACCGTCGAGGTCCGACAACGGCATGATCAGATCGAGGCGGGAGCCGTTCCAGCCCGCATCCGACAGGGCGCCAAGGAAATTCGTGGCAAGCTTCTTCGCCCCCCGCATGCCCTCGATCTTCGCCTCGGCGACCGCCCGGCTGACCCGCTTGTCCACGTCCGCCTGCGACAGCCCCTGCGGCTGCTGCCCCGCGCCCTGGGCTGCGGGCTCCGGCTCCGGATCGTCCGCAGGCTCAGCGCCGGCCCTCTCCCCGGTCTTCGGGTCGATGCCGTGCTGCTTGAGGAACTTCCGGCGCGCGGCCGCCTCGCCGGATGCCCGGCGCAGCTTCTCCTGGTGTGCCTCCCATTCCTCGCGGGTGGGAGGGGTCCAGTCGTCGGCGGGCTCGCCGTCCGGCGCGGGCTCCGGGTCGCTGCCAGGCTCGGGTACCGGGTCGTCTCCGCCGTCCGCGTACAGGACGAACGGGCTGTTGTACGGGTGCGCCCAGGGAAGGTTGGGTGCCATCGGTTTCTCCTCCTATGTGCGGCCCGCCGCGGTTGCGGCAGCCTGACGCCGGACACGCGCGGACAACCCGCGTTGCGCCAGCAGTGCTTGAGCCGCCCTCCTGCGGGCAGCACGGGACTCCGACGGACGACCACGGCCCGCGGCAACAGACCGCCACGCCTGGTCCCGGAGCAGGGCGGGCAAACTGCCATCGCCGGTGTCCCAGGCGGGCAGCCACGGGACGGCCCGACAACGGCAGTTGACGTGCGCCGGCGGCCCATCGAGCGCGGCCTTCGACGTGCTCCGCGCGGCAGGGTCCATGGACAGGCCGCCCGGGAAGCGGCCGTCCTCGGTGGACAGGTGTCCGGCGTAGGCGAGACAGGTGACGCAAGCGTCCGGCTCCGTGATCCACAGGAGGCGGGCGCCGTAGTGGTCGGCTACCTGGGCGGCGCCGCTGTTGATGGCGCGGTGGATGGTCCAGGCGATCGTCTGCCGTACCAGTGTCACTGCCCGGCGGGCGGCCCCGATCCCGGCGAGGACGCCACGCCAGCCACTGCCGGACACCATGCGCGGCGACAGCAGCCGAGCCGCCAGCCGCAGTTGCTCCGTGACCGCGCCGGAAAGGAACGCTGCTGCGCGCGCTGCTTCGTCCGGTACGCCCGCATCCGGGATCGCATGGTGGCGGCCGCTCGCCAGGGTGAGGAAGTCGGCGGCATGCCGGGCACCTAGCCGGGTTGCCCCGCCGAGAGCGTCCTCCAGGGCGCGCTGGGAGCGGGCGCCGAGACCGCGTCCGCCACGGTCGACGTCAGCCCGGAGACCGGCGAGGAGCGCAGCGAGTTTCACGCCGGCCCCGGCCGCGGTGAGCGTTCCGAATGCTGCGATCCACGCGGTGAGTGCGACCGTGACGAGCGCCGCGAGTTCTGTGCCGGCGCCGCTGTCCGCCTGTTCGGCGGTCCCCTCTTCAAGGGTGGCGGCTTCGGTGGCCTGCTGGTCCTGGACGAGGGCGGCGAGCTGCTGGGGGGTGGCTGGGGCGGTCATCAGCGGTTGGCCTCACTGTCCCCGAGGTTGGCGGCGGCGCCGAGGACCTTGTCCAGCAGCGTGGACACCTGGTCCTGGGTGATCGCCCCGAGTTGGACGCCGGTGCCGAGGGCCTGGACGGCGTTGCCGAGGGACGTGAGGAGATCAACGCGGCGCTGCAACTCGGCATCATCGTCGAGGTCCTTGAGCCACGCCTCGACAAGCTCCGGCGGGCACCCCGCCTCGATCAGCGAACGCTCGCGGGGCACACCCGCCTTGACCTTCGCGTCGACGGTGGCCCAGCCTTCGGTGTCGTCGCGGTAGTCGGCGGGCTGCCAGCGCACGGTGACGGCGATGTCGTCGTCGTGGCCGAGGAGATGCAGAGCATGCTCGAAGGCGTCCGCGTGGGTGGCGCCGAATGAGCGTTGCCGGGCCTGGACGCGGGCGGTCTGTGAGGCGCGCGCCTCCTGGCGTGCCTTGCCGGAGATCGCATCGCCGGTGGAGTCGAACTCAGAGAACGGGGTCTGGGTGACCTGCGCCATGGCCTTCACGTACCGGTCGAACGGCTCCATGTAGACCTGTGGGTTCGCGGCCTCGAACTGGCCGACGCCCTTCAGGCCTTGCAGCATCCACAGCTCGCCGGGGTCGTTGCGCAGCTGGCTCGGGTTGAGCGGGGACTCGGGGTCCCCGTCGAGGTCCTCAGGACGGTCGGGGTCGAAGTCCGCGCCTTGCATGCCGGACTGGTCGACCTGCGGGTCAATGAGCCCATACCGCTGCGGCAGCGACTGGAAGTCCACCGTGGACAGGTGGGCGGGCACGATCTTGTTGATCGCGGCCTGCGGCCCGTAGGCGGCGTAGTGCTCGGGCCGGCCGTAGGGACGGGCAGTGCGGTAGTGGAAGAACGGGATCACGCCGTAGGGGTTGGGGAGGACAGCGTCTTGTCCGTCTTCTGTGTAGGGGGCCCACTTGTCGTTCTTCTTGGAGTGCTTGCCCGCCCACACCCAGCGCTCGATCCGCCCGATGGTTTCGCCGGGCGGGGCGGGGTACCAGAGGTCGGCGCGGATCTGCTGCTCCTTGCCCGAGCCGACGCACCAGGACTTGATGGCGAGTTTCTTGCGGAGCGGGTTCTCGTCGTCGTAGATGACGCGCACGGTCGCGGCGGAGTTGACGAGCATGTCGACGCCGACGACGATCCCGTGGGTGTCCAGTTCGGGCCATACCATGAGGTAGGCGTCGCCTTGGGAGCAGGCGCGGACGTGAAGTCCGGGGAGTTCCTCGTCGAGCTGGTTGCGTTTGATGAGGTCGGCGATGTCTTCATCGGCATCGTCGTTGCCGGTGGTGATCGCGGTGATGTGCAGGCGGTCGGTGACGGCGGTGACGGGAATGCGGGCGAAGTTGATCTCGTCGAGTTCGTCCAGGTTCGACTTGGCGAGCATCCGTGCGACCTTGTCCGATGCGAAGATCTCATCAACGTCGCCGTCGAAGTACGCCTCGGCTTTCGCGTAGCCGGGCCGGGCGGCGCACAGTTCGGCGTAGGCGTTGACGAGATCTGTCGTGCCTGCCATCGCCGCACCTCCACTTGACCTTTGAATCGAAGGTTACGGCATAACTTGACCGGCAGGTATGAAGGTAGCGGCTACCTCGGGGAGATGGACCTCACCGCAACACGCTTACGCGGCACCTGCGGCGGCACATAGAACGCGAGCAGCAGAGCATCCGCGTTGTCCGGCGAGCGCCCCAGCCGCTTCTTGATCTCATCCTTCGGCTCCACCCGCACCCGGCCGCGCGGATCCACGTCCCACCGCGGCTCCAGCAACTGCGCAACCGTCGTGTCCGCATTGGCCATCACGCTGAGATCCCACCCCGCGGACTCGGACATCCCCCGGCCCACCGCCCACCACAGCTCCGCCCGCAAGTTGAGGAACTTGTCCGGCTCCGACGCAGCCTCCCCAACGTTCACAGCGACGATCCGCGCCATGTGCTCGCCGCGCCGGCGCGCGTTCCGCAGCTCGCCAATCACCCCGAAGCCCACACCGATCGAGTCGACCTTTACGGTCACCGCTTGCGACTCCTTCATGGCGCGCATCACGAGCGGCATGATCTCCTCCGGGCGGTCGGTGTACGCGCGCCACTCCCGGCCGGCCTGACGACCACGGCGCTCCCGGATGACGGTCTCGTCGCCTCCGCCGCCCACGTCGACGCCGAGCTCCACAGGTGTCAGCTGTTCGACGGTCGGCTTCGTTTCCGGGTCGATGCGGCAGCGGGCCACGTCGGAAGCACGGACGACCTTATTAGGGGCGTCTTCGCTGAACTCGCCGAGCACCTTGGACTTATACAGCGGGTTTTCCTCGCCCCACTCGCGGGCCTTCTCCTCCACCCACTCCCGGCCGACCAGGGCCTGCGCCACATCTTCAGGCACCTCCTCGCCGGTGAGGTTGGGCGACTCGAAGGCGCTGATGCCGATCACGTGCCAGCCCGAGCCGGGCAGGCACACCTTCCGGAAGTGCGACGACGGGTTATCTGGGTTGCCGATCGCGAGGATGCGGCAGTCCGCGTTTGTCGTCAGGGCATCCGCCGCGACCCACAGCTGCTCAGGGATACCGCACGCCTCGTCGAGGATGACGAGGACGTAGCGGGCGTGGATGCCCTGGAACGCACTTTCGTCGTGGTCGGCGGGCTTGCGGCCGAACGCGACGAGTTCGTCCTCCATGTGCCATTCGGTCTGGTTGACCCGGCCGGCGAGTTTGCCGCGGCGGTGGGTGCGGCGGATGTACCGCCACAGGATCGCCCGGACCTGGGCGAAGGTCGGTGCGCTGGTGACGACGAAGGCTTCGCCGGGCGGGTGGGTGTCGAGCCACCAGGAGGCGACGAGCGAGGCGGTGTGAGACTTGCCGACGCCGTGGCAGGAGCGGACGGCGGTTCGCCGATTATCGCGGACGCTGAGCATGATCTCGCGCTGCTTTGACCACACCACCTGGCGGAGCCGCTCCTGTACCCACTCGACCGGGTTGCGGGCGTACAGGCGCGTTCGCTCGCGCAGGTGCCGCCGATCGGCCTTCCGCTGCAACTGGTCGCGGATCTGCTTAAGCGCCTTGGTGTCACCGGCGCGCACCAGCTGTTGGATCTGCTGGTGTACGTCGTCACGCGTCGGTGTCGTCACCATCGCCCGAACCGAATGTGTCATCGAGGAGCCGAGCGATGTCGCGGCCGACCTGTTCGGCTTCGATGCTGACGCGGGACGGCTGCTTGAGGCCGTGCAGGTCCTCGTAGGCCTTGCGCACGTCGAGAGCTATGCGGATCGCCTGCAGTTTTGGGCCGTCGTCCTGAAGCGGTTCGTCCTCACCGGTCTCAGGGTTGCGCCACATGACGACCTTGCCGTGGCTCACGGTGATGTGCCTGCGCTGGAGGATGGTGCAGGCCTCGGTGTACAGGGCGTCGAGTTCTTCGGATTCGGTGGCGATGAGTTTGGTGATGGCCGGGCGGGCGACGTCGGCCTTGGCGCGTTCGATGGCCTTCTTCGCGTCGCTGCGGTGGCAGTAGCCGAAGCGTTGGGCGAGTTCTTCGTAGGTGGTGCCGGGGTTGTCGGCGAGGTATTCGGCGGCGGCTGCATCACGGCGGACGCTGGCCATGGTGCGGACGAAGCGGCCCATGCTGTTGCGGTCGCGGCGTTGGCGGGCGTGAGGGGCGCCGTCTTCGTCTGCGGGTGTGCCGTTTGTGGCCATGGTGGGTGCCTCCTTAGCCCTGTACCTTTGAATCGTAGGCTAGAAAACACATCAGGCTTCGATTCGTGCGCCGGGAGGCGTGTGTGGTCTCCAGCAAGGGCGGACGTGCGGGCTTCGTCTATCGCTCCCGCTTCAGTACGTACCGCGCACTTCGGCGCCAGGGCGCGAGCAAGAGCAAGGCCGCGAGGATCGCGAACGCGGGGATCACTCGCGCGGGCCGGCACCGCATGGGCGTGAAGGCGGCGCGGACTCGGCAGGCTCGGGGGCGCAGGAACCGCTGAGGGTGGCGGAAAAGTGTGAGGCCCCGGGCTTGGCGGCACCGGGGCCTCACGCATGTCCGGCATCGGCCGGGGGTGGGCGGTAGTATCCCGGCACTGTGCGG